TCTCCTTATAAGTTCAGCAAGTTGTGGATGCCCTGCATCTATAAGGGCGTTATACACAGTTGTACGGTCACTGCGAATAGATTGTCGCATATAATAGGCTACAGTGCGTTCCATTTGTGTTCTAAAAGCTTTCGCTTGGTCTCGTATAGCAGGGTGTGCTGTGTCAGAAACACTTATTAACTGATTTACGCAATCTATCGAAAGTTCTTCTGGGGTGAAACCACGGTTATGAGTTGTTTCAACTCCTACCAGCGGCGTGTCTCTTGGAACATCTATTTTAAGTTCAAACATCTACATCTCCAACCTTGGTTCACTACGATAGCTGTCTCTCTTTAGTCTACCTTCCCCAAGAATAGTAAGGCGTTTCAACGCTTCTTGATACTTGGCTTCATATTGAGCGAGCAAATCAGCATCGCCCTTCATAAATATATAGGCTTCTACAAGAGACCCATACAGCAAAGCAACCTCGGCGTTATCACCCAGCCAAGATGTGGCTGAAGTAACTATAGAAGGTGGATCATAGTAATAGTGCAATTGAACTTCATAGGCAGCATCTGGGGTTGGACCTAGTATAAAGTTACCCGAAGAGTTTGTTGCCGTGAAGTCTCCATCAAACTCAGCGTAGTATTTAGGCTGCGCATAACTAGACTTAGAAGGGTAAGCTTCTCTGACGAAGTTAACATCCTTGTTAAGAAGGAAGTGATAATCCCCAGAACTATCTATGACTGCCATAGAAAATGGTGCCAAGAAGTCTGACGGCCTCGCTACGAACCTAACACTTTGTGTTACATTAGCTGTAACATTCTTGCGAAGCTCAGGGATTAACACACTACGATGTATCTTCTCTTCAGTCTGACGGACAAACGTAGGAATTTCAGCAACAAAAGCTGTCTCATCATTCTCTGTGTAGGTCTTTATAGCGTTAGTTAACTCTGTATAGTTCATTCCTCATCCTCACTATAAAGATTATCGAAGATACGATTCACATCTAGAGTATAGTCTAAATCAGATTTTGAATAGTGAATATGTTGAGATGGTTTAAAGTCTGGTGCGCCTGATCCTGTTTCAAACCAAGCTGGATGTGTAACACGTACCCTATTATTGGGAAGTGCCACTATGTTACCTGTCCAATCTCCAGCATCAAGAAGCTGTAGGACATGCGCCTGCTTGTGTTGTGCAGGGTCATCTGCAACATCAGTGTCGGTGTAGTCCACAGTAAACAGATAGTTTGCGGCAAACATATCGCCACCTATCTTAGCCATCCAAGGACATGGCGTCGCCCTATCAAGCTTGTATACGGCGTGTGTATGTGAGGGACAGTCCCAAGGCTGTGCATCGTGTACCGCCATAGGAGAAGGCCACTCAGAGAGCGGCTCATCGGCTACTAGGGCTGTTATAGGCATCCTAGCCCACATAGCTCCACCGTGTACGTTGTCCTGGCCCTCTTCGTCTGCCTCAGACCCAGTAAAGATTAACTGAAAACTGAGACACCTGTTAGGCATAGTTGTGACCGCAATAGCCATAGCATGTAGGAACTCGCCATGATAACGCTCATGGTTACAAGTGTATTCACGGCGAACCCAACACTTAAAATGCGGTATGTTACTTTGTAAATATGCCATTAGTTCAATTGAGCTTTATCCATTACGAGTAAATTTTTGCGGTCTAGCTGCACCGCTACCGCGAGCAACCCCACCCTTAGCCATGCCCTTCTTCTTCATAGAGCCGCCCATACCTTTTTTGATAACGCCCCCTTTAGCCATGCCCTTCTTTTTAACGGCACCACCTTTTTTCATTTTACCTTTTCCATCAGCGGCAAAAGCTGGAACACTCGTGCCTCCTTTGGTGACCATTGGCATCTTGCCGCCTTTAGCCATACCTTTTTTCTTCATCTTGCCGCCGCCCATCTTCTTAGCTGCGCCACCTTTTTTCATAGCAACAGGCTTCTTCATCGCTCCGCCTTTTGCATAACCTTTTTTCTTCATAGCCATTTTAGTCTCCTACGTTGTGTTAGACGATTGTTATGTTGCCAACCATACCGCTATGATTGGTGCATTGATATACTAAAGATGTATCACTTGGTTCGTGAGGAACAATGAACTGTGTCAGCCCACTAGTTGAGTTGTAGTTATTTGTAACACCTGTTGTAAACGCAGAACCACCATTAGATGTTCTGATCTGCAAGGGGTGGCTACTTACATTAGCCGTGTTATTTAAAAGATACGTGTGGCCTTTGTAGAAAGTAAAATTGGGGTTGTTTCCAGATGTGGCACCGGGGCCAGTAAATGTATAAGCAGATGATCCATTTGTACCAGCAGTATACTTTGTGACGGGTCCAGTTGTTTCATCGTTTAGTCGAACCCATGCACCGCCATGCGCGAAGTACAAACCTCCAGTTGCATGAACGTGCGCCACTGCGCCATGATAAGATCCAGCACTGGGTAAGTCGCTTAAATTGGCATAGTAGAATACAATCTTATTTGCGCCAGAGCTTACATTTATAAGGCCATTACCGTCTATAATATCAGTAAGAGTTGATCCGTTGCCCAAGGCAGCGTAAATTTCTGTAAAGTTTGCATTTATTTTTGTAGCGCCAGTGCGCAGTGTGTCGCCTGCGCCATCATTTGCACTACTTCCTATACCTACACTTTGCTTTGTCATATCCTATCCCTCATCAAAAGTATCTGTTGTAGAATCTAGTGTGGTCGAAGTACTATCAAAACTTGGTACTGTTGTACTAGGATTAATTGTAACAGAACCAACCTGACCAATGCCAGCAGAACCAGTCACACTTTGACTCTCTCCAACCGTTACCGTAACTCTGCCCACAGAACCCTCCAAGAACGTGGATGGATTACCAACAGGGTTAAATCCGAATAAAGCTCTACTTTCTAACAAAGAAGTATCTGGTCGTGGGTTACGCAAAGATTGAGGGTCATTAATCTTTAAACGCCCAAGAAAGTTTTGAGGCTGATCTGGGTCTTTAATGTCCCTGCCAACAAGGAAACCAGTCTTAACTCCGTTGTTATACTCAGGCACAAGATCATTAAGAGGGTAACGAAACCCTGTCCTATCGCAAAACCCGAAGGCGTATCTTGCTCTTGAATAAGCCATTAGCCACCCGTCATAAACGTGTCAAAAGGTACGAACTGAATTGAGGCTGTTTCTTCGTCTTCGCCCGCCGCGAGTTGGAACTGGAACTCATACTCCTGCTTCAAAAGCGGGATTCTATTAGAAGCCTCTGTTCGCTTCATGGCTAAGTAATACGCCATCCCGGCAACGAGGCATGGGACAAACCTTGGTGGGACAGAAGATACATTTCCACCAATACCTGATGAAAGGCCGTCAATACCTTTCAGCCTAAAGTACGATAAAGTGTACGGCGTTGTCGCATCAGGGACAGGCCACAAGGTTATTTTTGTTTCGGTCGGGAGCCTTTGGACGTAGATTTGGGTCGGCCTACCTTGCGTTTTTTTGTTAGTTTGCTGGGCGTAGGTGGAGACACTCGACCTTGAGAGGGCGGTATCGGTTTGATTTGTACCTGTACCTGTTCGGATTTGGTGTTCGATGATGTCAATAGTGTCCGAAGGTAACGAATAAGTTTCTGTGCCAGCCGTAATGGGTAAAGTGCCAGCTTCGATAGTGAAGAGATTAAGGCCACGGTTTTGCCACTCCAATGTTAAAAGGTTAAGGCTCCTTCGAGCCGTTTTTAAATCATAGCCAGAACGCATCTCAAGGCCAGCACGTTCGTATGCTTCCTCAAATAGTTCTGGTAGGTCTGGTGTTACTACTGCCATGATCTACTTCCTATACTTCGCCGTCTTCTTGGCAATCTTCTTTGGCTGCTTTGCAACCTGCTGGCCTTTTTTAGTCGCTTCGCGCTTCTTCTTCGTAGTAGCGGCGTATTCTTTAGCCGTCAAATTCTTGATAGCATTCTTAGGAAGGTATCGCTCCCCTGTAGCCTTTTTCCCCTGCGTAGACGGCTTACCAGACTTTGTTTGCCACTCCTGCTTAGTCCAGTTTTTAAGACTTTTTTGGCTTTTTGCTAAGGTTGACATTTGCTATTTGTATCCCCCTCCAGCTTTCTTATACGCCTTGGCTAACATCTGAGCTTTTCTAGCAGACCATTGACCCGGTGCGCCGCCTTTACCACCTGCTTTTATTCGATTGAATATCTGCTTGCGCTTTGTTGGTTGTGTATAGTTACCTGCCTCGTTGACACGGCTTTTAGATTTCTTCTTTGTCTTGCCACCTTTGCCAAAACGAATAATATCTAAATCCTTGGTATCGTCACCAGTTGAGACACGATTGCCAACAAGTTGACTGCCCATCTGAGATCGAGACATCGCCATTACAGAAACCTATCAGCTATAGAAGCTGCAATAATTAAAGCAGCTATGCCCCAAAGACGCATGTCCAAGCGAGCAAGTTGTTTCTCTATATTCTCAAACCGTCTGTTTGATTCTTCTTCATGCCTTTCAAGCAAAGCAAGAACTCCTTCAACCTTCATTAGCACTTCCACCTTTTCCTAGCTTGACGTAGTCTAGAGTTCGGGTCTTTAGCTGCTTTCGGAAAGCTCTTCATCTGACCAGCAGACCGGGCGCAGTAGGACTTACGCCGCTTGGCGGCTGCACTACCTTTCTTCACTGTACCCGTAACGGCTGTCTTTAACTTAGAGCCAGGATTGTCTTTCTTGTACTTAGCTACACCTTTCTTGGTCATACCCGCCCCAGACTTAGTAGGGCGTTTATGACCACCTTTTATAGTGTGGCCTTTCATAGTGCCTTTTTTCTTTTCAGCCATAACTCACTCTATGAGTAGGGTCATCGTATTACCCGTGCCAGTGAAGGCGGAGATAAAACAACCATTAGCAGCGAGTATGCCATCATTTGGTATGTACACGTCATTCCACCCCACAGGTAATGTTAGCTGGAGTATAATTTCACCCGTGGCGCTACCACTACGGATAGTAAACGCGGCGGCGGCAGCGGCGTTTATTAGAACCCCCTGCAACCTACCTCGTGATGGGCCTACAAGTGCAGCATTGTCGCTTGCTGCAAAGTTAAAAGCTCTTACTTCTTGACCAGCCATGTCAATCTCCCTTACGGTTGTACTGCGACGTTAGCTGCTTGCACGTACTGGACTTCAAGAATACCTACGCCATTTCCTGTATTTGTGCTTAAAAAGCGAATGCGTTTGTCATTTGTACCGACGTTAGTCCAGTTAGCTACTCGCCCTGCGTTTGCGCCACTGCCGATACTTATAACACCTAAAGTACCTCCTGCTACGGCACCTGCTGCGGTAAGAGCTGCTGCGGTTATGATTGCACCGTCATCAAATCCAACACCACCTGTTGTGGCAGCGCCAGTCCAAGCAGTTGCAACATATAATCTTATCGCTAGGATTATGCTGGAAGCAGGGATTATAATGGTTGTAGCAGGGGTTTGTGCGGCAATAGTTAAAGCTTGAGTTATAGCTGCACGTTGGTGCAGAACAACTTGACCGACGTTAGCAATGTTAGTGCCTACGACAGTACCTGTTGTATCTTTAATTGTACCTGACCGAATTGGTCCTGAAAAAGTTGTAGTACCCATGATGATCTCCTGTCGTGGGTTGTGTCAGCCACATCATGTAGCTGTCAGGGATAACAAAAGTATACACATGTTTTTTTAAAAAGAAAGGGGCTACCGAAGCAGCCCCCCTCTAAAAGTTCAATTGAACTTATACGCCGGGTGAACCGTACATACCTAGTGGGTCGGATACGCCGAAAGAATAACGCTCACGCGCTTTGTAGCGCACGTTACCTGTATCGAAATCACCGTCCATAGATGTCTGCATAGCAGTACGGATGAAATGCTTCATGCCGTTTGGAACATCTGTAGTTAGGAAGAAGGCGTCTGCGTCAGTCAGGTAATGATTGACACGGTAGCCTTCAGGGATCGAACCATTGCTGCTAAGAGCATTAATGTCGTTATCCGCTGTACCTACACGTAGGTCAGTCTGGAGCAAACGAGTTGCAACAAACATCAACGCAGGTGGAACGATAAGCTTGCGTGGACGCGCAGCGATTAACAATCCACGTTCATCAGTGAACGCAGCAATGTCAATGACCGCTTGCTCAAGCGAGGTTTCGTTCAAGTCAGCATTAGCTGCTGGGCGGTTACGATTTACACCACCAGCTACAGTACCGTGTGCTGTTGAGAACAATGTAGCGCCGTCACCTGAGTTAAAGGTGGTGAAGCCTGTGTTCAACAACGAAGCGGCCTTAACCTGCTTGGTGTACGCCATGGCGCGAGCCAAGGCTTTTGTGTAACGTGCAGACAATGAATCGTACAAGTTATCTTCCATCGCTTCTTCAGTGATGGAGAAACCCATGCCAACCGTTTCATGGTTGTAACGGGCTGTGAACGACTCTTGAGCATTATCATAAGAAATAGCAGAACCTTCAGCTTTCACTGGGGCTGCGCCAAATCCTGATAATTTAACCTCTTCCTCAAAACTACGCTCTGAGTTCTCGGTCTCATAGATTTCTGCATGTTCGTTTTCGTACTTGCCATACTCAAGCCCGAAGAGAGCGTTGAGACCCGGCAATAGCTCTTTAAGGAGCTGGGCGCGTGAAATAGCCATTATTTAACCTCCTTAAATACCTATGTTGTTAGTCATGCTATGAGCTGTTGGGTTAAATTTAACCAACAAGTCAGGGAAAGCATCACTGATTGGGGATACTGCGGAAACAATACGGAAAGCTGCCGCTGCGGTTTGACTTGTTGCATCTACCGCAGAAGTTGAATTGCCTGTAGTAGTGGAACCCGTAGTAGTAGACTGGACCGCTGCAAAGAAAGTATTCGCTCCAATGTCAGACTGATCCATAGCACCATCCGCTTGTACTTGGAAAAGTACATTTGGATCATCAACAACGTATGCTTTGATAGCATCGCCATTAGATGTACCTGATGGGTAGAATTGTGCCTGAACTAACTGACCTGATGAATTGACATACTCACAACCAACAAACACACCGATAGCGCCAAGATTGGCACCGCCAAGGTTATTGTTGCCTACGTCAGCACCTGTTGCAGTGCTAAGGGCAATATACCCATCAGCACCTAATATAACGACCTGCCCGTAGAAAAGGTTTGTAGCCTCACCTGCTGGGTCGATCAAGAACTGGGACGTTGCCCCAGCATATGGCATTCCGTCCGCACGTTTGACGGGCTTCAAGCCATAGGGAGCTGCTGTTAAAGCCATCTCTCTTACTCCTAATTTAAGTTAGATAAGCTCCCCTTCCGAGTTACTTACCAAATGATGATCGCGTTGACCGTTCTGAGTCTAGTACAGGCATACGCGGGTCTGAATTACGCAAGTAGCTATTGTCTACAGCCTGCATCTGGTTTTGAGCCTGATCTAGCTGTGCTTCACGTCTAGCTTCTACGTTTTCGACAGAGTTCTGACAAAGCAGCAATCCACCGACCTCTATGTTGTCTGTAAATCGAGAATCGATATCAGACACAACTTGAAGGTTTGGATGATCTTCTGCACGAACGGGTGTCCATCCCTCACGAAATTTAGAAGAGACATTCGTGTTATCATTTTTCCCAAGAGTAGCTGTGCGGACCCAACGATATTCAATACCGGGTTTGGGTTCGGGGACTGGTAACATTGTTGGCCTCTGCCATGACACCTTGCGTACACTCGAATCACGAGTGTCTGTAGTGCGTGAGTTTCTGTTCGACATTATTTCATATCCTTCATCAATTGCGCCGCATATTGTTCGTTTGACAGACCAAGTCTCTTGGCGAGAGAAACCTGCGTGGAGGACAGTTGCACTTTGCGTGGTCTTTTTCCGCTACGAGCGGCGGGGGCGACTACGTTGCCCGCTTGACGTTGGGGTGCAGATACCTCGATAGTACCATCGTCAAACTTATCTGGAAACACACGGCGAACCGCAGTGTCTATTTCTTTGTAGTACTCTTCTGTCCGTGGATCAATCCCACTTTTAACAAGTTTTTCATGTAGTCCGTAGGCGTACCCTGTCATTTCAGGGTCTTTCTCGAACCATTCGTTCTTGCTTGCCCAGTTCATAGCACGTTCATCTGGACGGGGTGCTTGCGGAGCTGGAGCTGGAGCTGGAGCCGGATCTGGGGCGGTACGTTGTGGCTGTGGCTTGTAGCTATCGTATCGTACTTTTTCGCCTTGCAACGCATTAAGTTTTTCTTGAGCGTCGAGCAGTGCATCAGGATCGCCTGCTTCATAAGCAACTTTAAACGCAGCCTTAGCCCTATCAAGCTCGGCAGTGACACGCCCTTTAGCTTGATTGACAAGTACGCCCTCGCCTTCGGAAAGGGTTTTCCGTAATTGATCGTTTTCGGCTTTAGTCTGCTGAGCAAAGCGAAGTGCTTCTTCTTGGAGCCTCGCAGCTTCTTCCTTTGCACGTCGTTCTTCGTGAAATTCAAACTTTAACTTTTTGATTCTCTTTTGAACGCCTTCGCTGTACTTCCCAACTTCGTCGTCATCGGAGACATCGGGTTCTGATCCTTCTGCCCGACGAGCCTTACCTTTATCGGGTTCTGGTGTGTCATCGACAACTTCTATTTCAAATTCACTGTCGTCGTCAGGTTCAACTACCGATGCATTGGCAACTGCTTCTGCAACTGTTTCATCACCAAAGTCTGTTTCTTCTGTTAATTGGTTCATGCTCTTGTATACCCCCGTGGATCGTCGACAACTGCTTCAACAGTATCGTCATTGATTAAGCGAAATTCTTTTCCATGGACTTTAAATCGAGTGCCAGAATACGAACGAAAGATTACAAAGTCTCCCTCATTACAGTACGGTCCATTTGGAAATTTAGACTCATCGGCATAGGCGTCTGGGCCTAGCTCTACAACAAATCCAATGATTGATGCCGTTTCTTCTGCGGAACGTATCCCGTCCGGCATTATGACCCCACCATCAGTCTTATCGCTCATCTCAGGTACACCAATAAGGATTTTGTATCCTCGTGGCTTAGGTAGTTTAGAGGCTACCTTCTCCTCGGTCTTTTTATTTGCTGTATACATTTCATACCTTGCAGTGATTAAAGGTTCACAGATACCCTGCGCAGTTACCTGCGTAGTTCTCCCAAGTGTACGATACACCAAAAGATGTTATCTTTCAATATACCGCGTCTCAATTTCTTTAATGTCGTCTCTAATAAACCTTAAAGCTTCTATTCTACCCACCATACGGTTGTAAAGTTCCATGGTATCAGCCGCACCAGATGCGAGGTACGTTTTTAGTTCGTCCTCGTATCCATCTAGTTTACGACCCACCAGCGTAAATATGTTATCTTCCATCTCCCTTAGCAAGCTCCTTTGCTACTTCTATACCTAGTTTTGCGCCTTCTTTCTGGTCATCCCGTTGGGATTTGTCCAGATCGGTGGCAAGTCTAACGCCTAAACGTGCGCCCTCTCGTTGGTTTTCAGCAGATATACGCTCCGCATCAATCTGTAACTTAGCAGTATCCATCTGAATCTTATGCTGTAGTTCTTTCTGTTTTATCTGCAACTCCGCTTGCTGCATCTGAACAACTGGGTCTTGCTGCTGTTGTTCCGCTTGCTTCTGCTGTTCTTCCATCTGACCTTTCTGAAGCAATTTTTCTGAAGCGTCTTTTGCGAGCCTAGAAAGCTGAATCTCTACGTCTTCTGGTAAAGGCTGGTCTTCGTTTGGCATCTCAACACCAAGCATCTTCTCAATCTCACGACGGTATTGAAACGCAACATGTTCTGTTATGTGCGCTGCCATTGCTTGCCCTATAGCTTGGGCGAAGGGGGATTGACCAACCATCTCCCGCATTTTCGGGTCTTGCATTGCAGCCATGTGTACAGTGATATGTGCCTCGTGATCCTGATACTTAAACGCTCTGACAGGCTCTTGCTTCAGCATCATCATGTTTTCTGTAACAGGGTCAGACGGTTTAATGTCTTCAGGTAGCTTAATAATATCTGAAGCGTCCTGAATCCCCAGAACTTCTAGCATCTGCCTGTGCAACTTACCTAAGTCGTAGAGTTGTGGAGCCTGCTGAGAAAGCTGTAGGGCTGCTTGGTATTGCATAATCCGTTGGGACATAGTTGCAGCATTAGGATCAGATACAGGGATGACATCTACACGAGCATCAAAATCTTCCTGTCGGTTAAAGTCACCATCCATTTCGTAGGCGTATTCTGCTGGCATGTAGTCTCGGATAATACTCGACAGCAAGCGAAGTTCTTTCTTCATAGCTGCGTGCATACGCGCTTGGACCCCAGACATCACCTTCATGGACCGCTCCATCAAAGCAAGCGTTGTACCCACAGGTGCCTGTGCGTTCATATCACCTACTTGAATGTCCGCAACTGAGCCAATCCGTCTTCCCTCTTCGACAATATTTCCCAGTAACGAGTAGAGAACACTCGACGGTTCTTTGTAAGGTATGAACGTAATCGAATCCCTGATAGCCCCACCCGGTACATCCACGTCCCTGAACTCACCCGGCATAAGAGGGGTGTCGTCGCCTTTAATACGGAGACCCCTAGCTTTAAGGCCAGCAGGTAGATTTGACAGTGTACCAGCATCAATGAGCTGACGAAGTATTGAAGTAGCAGACTTGGCGAGACCGCCAATGAGATGAATAAGCCCCGTACCGTAGAACCCCAGTCCCGGCAAATATTTATAATGAACGAAATGCGCTCGTTTCTTTTTCTTACGGTCATCCTCGTACCAATTCCTTCTGATGGATAAAATTTCGCGAGAAGACTTATCAATAGTAACAACATACGGACGCGCGATCCCATCAGGGTCGTCGAACTCCTCTGGCATGTTCATAGTAACGTGTACTTCAAGGATTGTGTGACGATCATCGTCTTCTATAACGGCGCTCTCGCCATCAAGCTCGTCATATTTATCTTGTATATCAGAGAAGTCTGCCTCTGGAACAGGCAAATCAACCTCTCTGTAGAAGCCCGCTACCTGTAACTCTAGAATTTCGTTAGGCGTTTTCTTCATTACATGCGTGTAGCGTGGGCATGTCATTAGATCAGACGCCCCGTAAGACGCCACAAAGTCTTCTGCTGGAACAAACATAGAAGCTGGACGCTCCATGATTGGGTCGTAATAGACTTTCTTGAACGCAGAGCCAGCGAGTGGGAGCTTAAACAACATTTGTTCAGTCTCATCGCGGTATTCTGTCATTTCCTCTGTCAAGAGATAATTCATCTCTGTCTGAATACGATCAGCTTGATCTAGCTTCTCAGGGGTCATTTTACCCATAATCTTGGTACGGCAAGGGCCAGATGCGGGGAAAAGCTCACCCATAGCCTGCGCTTGAAAACGTACAACAGCTTCGGTCAGCACTGGGTGGAACACACCAGACGCGCCCTGCCATGGTTGACTGCGGTCTTCGATCTTCATTCCCAGTAAGTCTAGACCTTTGACGTAGGCTCTTGCCCAATCACGTCGAGATTCCCGATCGGAATCAAAATCACTAACAAGTTCGGATGCCATAGACTGTAGGACAGCATCTTCTATCGTTTCCGCAAGGTTAGAATCGTGGTCATCACCAAGGAGTTCCTCGGACGCGCCCCCTTCAAAGTCAATAATCACTCCGCCATCACCTGTATCAATGGATACTGCTTCAGGGTTTACGATCTCTACTTCGATCTTCTCCGCGTTTGCCCCTTCGATCTCAAGATCAGAGGGGTCCATTTGCTTCTCAACCACCATTACAGTCTCCTAACTGTGTACACATTATGATATTAGCAGATTATACTACTGCGCGTCTAGTGGCGAGGCAGGCCGTTGGGTGGGATGCCCACCCCGCCGTGAAACGCGCTTGGGAGTAACACGCTTCAAGTACCACTATATCAGAAAAATCGGGGCCATAAAGACCCCTAGTTTCTTGGGGGGAGCAAAAAATGAATAAGTCATCTTTGTAAGTCTATTATAACACAGTTCTATGTTGAACCAAAATGTTATTTTGTATAAAGTTGTTTTACATGCAAAGCAAAAGGTTTGAATACGGGAGAGTTCATAATGTTGAATGGCTGTTTTAGAGACTATAGCAGCGGCTAACGCCGCCTACTCAATCATTAAGAAGTGCCTTGAGAACGGGCGCGAAGTAAAAGACATGGTGGGCCATGTTGGCAAGTTTCTCAACGCTGAGGACGAGCTTAAGGATGCCGTAAAACGCAAGAAGAATAATCCCATCTCTGCTATTACGGGCGGGGCCGAAGGGGATTGGGAAGAGTTCCAAGCCCTTGAGAAATTAAAAGAACAGCGAAAAGAACTAGAGTCTTGGTGTAGATTATACGGCCCGCCCGGCACTTGGGATCGCTGGGTTCTTTGGCAAGCGGACGCTAGAAAGGCTAGAAGAGCGGCTTTGAAACAAAAACAAAAAGAACGCGAAGAGCTTATCGAAATGCTGATGATGTGCTTGGGTTGTTTCTTTGCTGTGTCTGGAATGGCTGCGTTAATATTCGCACTGGGTAAATATATGGATAAATGGTAATGTTTTTCTTAATGTGGTTTCTCTATTCAAACAACGCCGTGGATGTCTATCAGTTAGGACAGTTCAGGACAGACAAGGCTTGTGAGGCCGCAAAGTCCGAGGCGATGGTTCTAATAACTAACAGTAAAACCAGAATACTTTGTTTTGAAGTTATGCCAGAGTGAGGTTTTAGTAGTACTCTCTCTTATGACGGTACGTCGGCTCGTCGTCCATCTCGTCAGTCGGGAGTCTGATAAACCCACCCTGCCTGAACCGTAGAAGTGCCATGACTGTAGAGTCAACAAGGTCATCGTTTGACATAAACGGGAACCCAGCCACCTCTTCCACTAGCTCATCTGCCCAACGAGTGGCTGGTACCCACACAATACCCGACGCAATGATGTCAGCCACGCTATTGAGCCTTGCAAGCTTGTCCCCAGTGCCTCTATGGGGGGTATATTCCTGTACAGGCAGGCCCATACGCCTCATTTCTTGGTATAGAGCCGTCCCAGAGGACTTTTTCTCTACAATGAACGAATCTGGCTCCCATTTGTTGTATTCTTCCATGGCTAGAGTCTTTAACTCAGGAAATTCCAGCCGTTTCTTGATAGAATCCATGAGAATAAGGTGATGTGCGTTCTCATTCTCATTAAAGAACACGCCCCACGTTGTAAGTGCAGTGTAATCGGCACGGTTATGCTTCTCTGCTGCCGCATCTAGGGACATAATTATGTATTCCACGGCTGGTGGGGTATCATTCGGCCATATGTTCCACCATTCCCTCTTGACAATTGACGCTTCTTCTGAAGTAGGCTGCTGCTGGTACTGAGAGTTCCACTGGAACGCAGGCATTGACGCCTTAGTACGCTCCAAAGCTGGTAGATCAAAGAACTCAGGCCACAGGGGCTTCTGTATAGGCTTCCCATCCTCGTCCTCTGTGTCCAAAATAGCAGGGAACTCGACTATTTCGTACTGATCAGACATCGGGTTCTTTACCATGTCGTTAGTCACACGGCCCGTAAGGTCGTCCATATGCCAGCGAGTCTGTACAATAGCCACACGGCCACCGGGCATCAGACGTGTACGAGCGCCGAAGGTAAACCACTCATATGCTTTCTCGAATACAGAAAAGTTCCCGTTGATAACATCCTGCTCAGAGTGAGGGTCATCTACCAGCAGCAGATCAGCACCACGGCCAGCAAGCGCAGAGCCGATACCACAAGCGAAGTACTCACCCCCGAAGTTCGTGTTCCACCGCCCCGCAGACTTTGAGTCAATCGCCAACGAGACTTCTGGGAATATATCTTTGTACGCATCAACGGAGATTAAGTTACGAACCTTCCGCCCGAAATCCACCGCAAGGTCTGTGGTGTGTGACACCATCATTACCTTCTTGTTCGGGTTCCTGCCTAAGAACCACGCTGGGTACATGATCGACACTAGCTGCGACTTACCGTGGCGTGGAGGTATGTTGACACACACACGGTCCTTAGAACCATCCTCCAGCGCCATGAGCTGGTCTGCTAGTATTCTGTGGTGTCTACCCACTTTGTAGTCTGGCTGCATCCTCTTACAGAACTCTATAAGATCGTCATGCGCTGACTGATTGTTTTTTCGAGCAGAGAGTTCCCCTACAATCTTATCCATCTCCTCCAGCTCTTCGGAGCTAAACGAATCTAGGTTGTCTAGCATGTGCTGTATCTCAGCAGGGGAGAAGTCCATTTCTGTAGCTAGGTCAGCTAGCGGAGCGGTGTTAGTCATCGCCTAGCCCTAGCTCTTTGTCTACGTCGATGACCTCACCTTCCATCATTATGGCATCCTCGGCTTCTGGGTTTACCAACCGTGACAGCTTTTCACGTAGTTTATCTTTTAAGTCACCTGTTGTCTGGTGGGTGATTGTCACCTCAGACTTTTCTGCAAACAGCCCTACGTCGCTAATCTTACCGAGCAGCTCCAAGGCACGTATGCGGATACGCGGGTCAGGGTTCTCCGTCTCTTCAATCAGTTTGTTCGTTACTAGGTAACGTACCTGTACCGCGCTCTTCACTACCGAATGCCCAAAGTCCTTGAGTATCCTATCCGTCATAAGCAGGGTAGCTGGAGTCAGGTTCGCCACCCGTTTCGGAGTAGCAGCCTTAGAAACCTTATCAGGATTCTCCGCGTATGCCACGGCCAGCGCAGCCGCTGTATCTTTGTCCCCGTTGTTCGCTTTGATCTCCAAACCATTAGCGTGCAGGTACTCCGCAGTCTTTGCAGCAGCCGCAGCCTTGACCGCTAGGTCACCCATCTTTGGTGCATCACGCATCGGCACTTTAAGTTCCGGTTCTATATGTATCGCCATTTTACCCACCCCTGTTTCGTTTGAGTATAAAAAATTTTTGCAGTCTTTTCAATCTGGGACTCATATTGACGTTTTTTAAAGTGGGGGGTGGGGGTAGCTTAACGTGCCGAAAAAGGGTGGGGGGTAGCTAAGCTATTGATTACATTAGGTTGTTATTACCAAACCCCATGAACCACTACTCTTCCTCGAAGTAAGGCGATGTTCCATATTTGGGGAAAACGAAAAAGTTTGCGCAGATCTTTATTATATAGAAGTGCGAGACGTGTCGCTATGCAGGGGGGTTGGGGGTACGTGGGGGTCGCCATACGTCAGAAAAGTAGTGACTCACTACCATTTGATAGCTAGCGACACCTGATAACGAGACACAACACACCAAAACACGTATACTGGTTACATCAAACGGGCAATCATGCACCAATTGATAACGTCTTTGAAAGGACACAACATGACACAAGTAAACATTGCGACTATCAACACTGAGATCGAAACAACAATTCGCGATTGGTCAACTTCTACAGTTAAGACTGATCTGGCACGTATCAAACGTACTGATACATTGCGTAGCGCAGGTTGGGCCAGCACTCATTGCATATCGCCTAAGTCTGAGGGGAGCGAGGCCACAGATGAAGGCTGGGCGTTCTTGAAAGATACTATCAACTCAGGCTTGCCAAAAGGTGCGCAAGATATGATGGCTATGTCTGCCAAGGTATGCGGCGACAAGACTGTTAACGGCCAGTCAAGAGCGTATTGGATGCGTCAGGCTAACGCGGTTATCGGCGACATCAAGACGCAACTCAAACGCCGTGAAGACATCGCCTCGGAAGTCGCGTCAGGCAAGACTGGGCCAGATGCCAGAACGGTATCGGCCGAAACCAAGGTACGCGAATTGCTCAACGATGCAATCAAACGTATGCAAAAGTCTGATACGTTCGAATCCAAGATGGATGTTGGTGCCATGGTTGAAGCACTCAACATGATGATCAAGTCGATCGGATAAGGTAACGAGGCGGCGCAAGCCGCCTCAACCGCAACACTTAATTGGAATGGACACATGAAAACAATTAGCCTCATTAAACAAATCATACTTCAAGATATCGAAGCAGTAGGTATTACCAGAGCAGTACTGCTTTACCTTGCGACAGCCGCTACAATAGGCTGTTGGATACTCATTGCACTTTTTATTTAATACACCGCCTCGGAGCCTTCGGGTTTCGGGGCTTTTTTTGTGTCTTGCTTTTGGTAGTGACTCACTACCCTATTGAAGCCAGTTCTCGGAGCAGCTCTGCGCGTCATGCCAGCCACGCGTGTAGAGATGTCGTGGTACGGAACAGTACAAAGGGTAGTGACTCACTACGCTAATGAAACCAGTTATGTAAGCAGCTCTGCGCATCACACGGCAAGTAGTAGTGAGTCACTACCTTTTTATAATGTTCCATATAAAGTTCCTAATGTCCCGCAAGAAGTTCCATAAGGGGGGTCTTCAAAGTATTGTTTTTATTATAATGTTCCTAATGTTCCTAATGTTCCATTAATAAAAATAACACCCCCCACGCGACCCCCTCTACATGCTAATAACACCAACGTACACATAACCTCATTTACCCCCCACCTTATGCCAGATCAAAGGAACATTGGAACTTTACTTACATTTCAACTACTTACGTGGAACATTACGGAACATTAGGAACTTCCCTTACATTTCAGTAGCTTACCTACATAACTTATACGATACGTCACCATAGGTCAGGACTTTATACTATATGTCAGAAAACTTGACATTTGATACCCTATATGGTATTATAATATATGTTGTCACGAAACGAGCAACGTACCGCGCTCCAAGCGCGACTAAGCAAACCAGTAGTGAGTCACTACGCAAACAATGGAGAACAAGACCATGGCACTAAAGACTGTCACCTGTCGTTCATGCGGCGAACAGTACGACCATCGTCGTCGTCAACTGGGCTACAACTTCTGCCTAGACTGCGGCGACTTCCGCGCCCAACAAGTTCGGTCAAGCTGGTGCATTGCGCCGATTGCCCACAAGCAAGGTGCAACACTCGTCACCAATCCCAACGACCTCAAGGGTCTCAACAAGTATTCAATGTAGGAGCAGAACTATGAATATGATGAACGCAATCCAAGGTAGTGACCCACTACCGCAAACCCAAGCACCAACACTTGCATCATCCGCGATGCTCGTCGAGGTCAACATCTCTCACTGGGTTGGGCGCAAGAAAGACAAGCGTGCCTCTGCCGATGTCACCTCACAGAACTACGCCTCTAAAGGTGTGGCGAACGTCAACAAGAAGTTGCTTGCCAACAACGACGATCTCAAGGCGATACAAACTCACGTATCAGCAATTCGTGCCACGCACGCGGCTATGACAATGCCGTGGTCAAACTCAGGTCTTCGCCTGTTACCGACAGCGCAGTACTTCAAGTACAGCCAAGCCATGTCTGAGATGGTCAACGAGTTCTGGCGTCTCGTGCAGGGGTTCTTGGACAGGTACAACGATGCCGTGATCGACGTTCAGATCATACTTGGAGACTTGTTTTCACGTGATGACTATCCTGACCACGTACAGGTAGAGCGTAAGTTCTCTGTCGGCATCAACTACATGCCCCTGCCTGACTCTGGCGACTTCCGTGTGGATATCGGCAACGATGCACTAGCCGAGGTGCAAGAGAAGTACAGCGAGTTCTACGCCAAGCAGTACAACACCGCGATGAATGATGTGTGGACACGTTTGCACAAGTCACTGACCAGCATGTCAGAGCGTCTCGACTACGGTAGCAAAGAGGACAAGAAAGTGTTCCGCGACAGCTTGGTTGGCAACGTCAACGACATGATAGAACTTCTCCGTGTGTGTAACGTGACACAGTCAACGCAGATGTCAGCAATGGCGAACAGTCTCGAAGAGGCAATGTCTGGCGTGACACCTGATGCACTGCGTGAGGATGAATACTTCCGCGCCGAAACCAAAGCGGCAGTAGATGCCGCGATCAAATCACTACCATCATTGGATATATAAACTGTCTTGGAGGACAACAAAATGACTAATCAAGCACAAGCAATGTACGCACTGAACCTAGATCAATGCGTCGATCTTATCAAAGCGGTGGGTAGCAAACGTACCATACTAGCACAGGGTGATATGGGTAACGGCAAGTCATCCATGATCAACACCTTGGCCGAACAACTGCCGACCCATCGACCCATATACTTTGATGGCACGACTAAAGACCTCGGTGACATTATGATCCCGTCGATGCAGTCTATCGAAACGGATGGCTGTGTGCGTATGATCCCACACGAAGAACTCGGTCTGCATATAGATGGGCCGATCATCCTGATGCTCGACGAGTATGGCAAGGCGAACCCCGCTGTGAAGAACGCGATGTTGCGTCTGATGTTGGAGCGTAAAGTGGGTAGTTACTCACTACACCCTGACAGCATTGTCTTTGCCACGACCAACAAAGGTTCAGAGGGTGTGGGTGACATGATACCGCCGCACGCACGCAACCGTATGACTGTGGTGCAGATACGCAAGACCAACCACATGGATTGGATCGAATGGGGTATCAACAACGATGTCGATCACACCCTACTTGGTTGGGTCAAAGACAACCCACACCTGATGGCATCGTTCGAGGATGTGAAAGACCCCGACGAGAACCCATACATCTTTCACCCCAAGCAGCAACGCACTGCGTTTGTTACTCCACGTTCACTCGAAGCGGCGTCTGATGTACTCAAAACACGGGAACACTTCGACGATGTAACACTGACCGCCGCCCTGATGGGTACGATTGGTGATCGTGGTGCGATGGACTTGATGGCGTTTGTGTCATTATCCGACCAGCTACCCAGCTTGCAATCGGTCAAGGATGATCCGAAGAATGCCAAGGTTCCCGGCAGCGCCGCCGCCGTGTGTATGGTTGTGTATAGAACTCTGGCCGCGTTGGAGAAAGACTGGCTCGACGCTTGGATGGATTACTTACCGCGTCTCGACACCGAGGCACAGGCTATGTTCGCTAACGGTGTACGCTCACCCAAGTACAGCAAGCAAGCGATGGTGATGACCAACAAGAAGTTCACAGCGTGGGCTATGCAGAACAACCATCTGTACACAGCAGATAAGAAATAAGGAGATCATCATGGGTACTATAAACAATACGCACGGGCATCGGCTAACCCCTCCTCGCAAGAAGCAAGACACTTCTGAAATGAAACCCGTCAACCGCGCCGCGAGACGTGCGTTGAAAAGCAACAGGGCTACTAAGCCAAAGAATAAGAAACAAGGAGAATAACAATGCTAATGTTAAATCAGCTAACAGAGGAACAGCGGCTAACCAAAGCCGTTGTCTCCATCATGGGTAACCCGAAGTACACAGCACTCGCAGGGGTGCTGATGATTGGTGATCGTAACGTGGTGGATGACCCAAGTGTCCCGACCGCGTGTACCAATGGACGTGACGAAATGTATGGACGTGAGTTTGTAACACAACTCAACGATGCCGAGCTTAGGTTCTTGGTGTTGCACGAGGTGTATCACAAGCTGTTCCGACACCTAACCACATGGCGTCACCTATATGACGAGGACGGACACCTTGCAAACATAGCGTGTGACTATGTCATCAACGTCAAGCTCGTAGATGATAACTCCGATGGCTTCGCCACTATGACAGGCGCGTTGGAGAAGGGATGCTATGATCCTAAGTATACTGGCATGGACAGTGCGCAGGTATACAACTCTCTGCGTGATGACCAAGATGGCGACGGTGGCAGGCAAGGTGGTAGTGGTTCACTACCTGATGGACAAAATCCATTCGATACCCATGACTGGGAAGGCGCACAAGAACTGACCGCCGAGGAACAACGCGACCTTGCACGAGAGATCGACGAGGCAATACGCCAAGGTGCATTGGTTGCTGGCAAGATGGGCAGTGGTGGTGACCGTGACCTAGCCGAACTACTACAGCCGCAAGTCAACTGGCGTGAAGCATTACGTGAGTTTGTGCAGAACACTTGCACAGGTAGCGACTACTCTACTTATCGCAGACCTAATCGCAGATACCTGTCGAGTGGTATGTACATGCCAAGCGGTGTGACCGAGCAAGTTGGTGAGTTGATCGTGGCTATCGATACGTCTGGATCAATCGGACAGCGTGAACTCTCTGCGTTCCTCTCCGAGGTCAAAGAGATATGCGACACGGTACATCCCGAACGGGTACGCCTGTTGTATTGGGACACGGAGATATGTCGTGACGAGACGTATGAAATGCACGATCTCGATACACTCGTACAGTCAACCAAACCAGCGGGTGGTGGTGGCACTGATGTGACATGCGTTACCGATTACATTCGGGATGAGAACATCAACGCGCAAGCATGTATCGTGCTGACAGATGGCTATCTATTCGGTGGCTGGGGTCAGTGGACTATGCCTGTGCTGTGGTGCGTAATGGATAACAACAGGGCTACAGCAGACTGTGGCAAGACAGTACATATTAAATCAAGGGACATGTAAGATGGTACTAACATTCACAAACCACACTTCGTTTGAGTCGGTAGTGACTCACTACGAAAGCATCAAGCCTATCAACGAGCGAAGTTGCGCAGAGAACCTGCACGGGTATGGGACATCTCGTAACATCAGACCTATTGGTGATCGCAGTCGTAAATGGGAGCGTATCGTAAAGATAAGCCGAAACTGCTACGCATTGAGCGATGGTCACCATCGTGGCGATCCTATGTTCAGCTACTATAGCAAATCCACCCTTGGCAAGATGCAGTACTACGCGCCGATTGTATGGCGTCGATACATGGACGGTAGCTTCAGCGTGCAAATCAGGAACATGACAGGGCCAGACCATGGGTGTGAACCGTCTCGCTACAGTTTCCTCGAAAGGTATGTGCCAAGAGGTTTGCAGTTTGTCCGAGCATCTAGTCGCCATTACATCACCGTAGGCTATGACAATGAGCCTAAGTTATTCCTAGCTAAGGGCAAGACAGTAACTGCTCAAGAGTATGCCCATGAAAAGGACTTCGCGTCCGCACACAAAATGAGGCTTTGGCGTAAACGTACAGATGACAACGCGGCACTGCTGTTCCATTACGTCGATAACAAATGGGTGCATGATAAAACAACTGGGGGAAAGCCACCGCAAAACCCACGCGTGGACAAGGCGTTGAAGGCTAAGTACCGCGACGCAATTAAAAAGTTCTTTGAATGGGGCATGACTATGAGTCCGTTAATACCACTAGAACGAGACTATATCATGGAGCGTACAGACGAACTGCGTAAACACTTCCACCCGCTTACGGCATATGAAGCATGGAACCCTGAGTGGTCTCGTGAAATCCTAGCGGATGAGAACCACCCAATGCGATTACAGTACTGGGTCTACTTTGCGGCGCAATGTCAAAACGAATACAACAACTGGAACAAGTCGTACGCAGTAAAAGAAGTAGAGACAAAAGAAGACGTGAACCGCGTGCGTTCGAGATACAACTCGTTCGTGAATAACAACGCAGGATTTATGAAACAGTAGTGACTCACTACGCAAACTGGAGAACAATATGAAACGCATAGAACAAGTAATTAACCTACGTGAACCACAAGATGAGCGACAGCCTTTCGGTCTATTGGATTTCGCTGACAAGCTAATGCAAGAGATGAAGGGGTTCAGTGTCTCTGTATGTAAACATAGCAATCGGTTGTGGGTGTACCGTAAAGGCGACAACTACGCTGTGGGTATGATTGGTTATGGTGACTTCCAAAATACAAGTGACGGAGAAGATCGTTACGCTGTGTGGTCACCAAACATAAAAAACATGAAGTATAATGGTGGCGAGCAACAGAGCATGTGTCTGGCGTTGAAGAGAGACAAGGCGGTCAAGAACGCCCTGCAATACTTACGACCGTTGTCTATAAAGCAGACTGTCAAACTATCCTTACGGGACTGTGGCACTGCGGCAGCAATCGTGGTGTCTAAAATACGGGATAGTGTAGGGGACGTAAGGCGGGAGATGACCAACAACTTGTTTGACACAGGCACATACTCCCCACCGACGCCGAATGCGTTGCAGCGTGAACTAAAGCACATGGTGGATTCGGGCTATGAGTTCTTAGACAAAGACCTTGGCGATAAGATAGCAAAGATAGTTGGCGGGGTAAAAGAACTTGCAATGGCCCGTGACGCTAACAAAAACACATTCACGTTTGTTGAGGCGTCTATATCACCAACAGGTAGGCAGGTGTTCCGCGTGCTTACTGATGTAGATGCGAACATGGCTTTTGCGTTTGACCCCGGACCTGACGAGATGTCTGTGTACGACCAACATAGTCTGCCCGACGAGCTGGCAGGTAAGATGTCGGTGCTAAGTATGCTTCAAGCGGACGGGTATGTTGAGGGTGTCGGCTACAAAGTAAGTGACACTATATTCTATCTGCGCGGGTGAATGACTTGAGCGTGTGCGAGAACAAACACTATCGCGTTATGATACATCCTGATACGAATAGAGTAGATATACTATGTTTTGGTATGGAAGCTATTGACGCGTCAGCTTTGGGACTATATGACAGCATGACCAGCACGCCTAATTGGGTACAAGAAAGGATTGCTATACTGATGATGACCAACGGGACACCCCCGACCGAACCAGTTGAGGGTGTAGGTCACCGGATAGATAGCAATACTTATTGGGTCTACCACAAATAGGTAGTGAGTCACTACCATGGGGGCGGTTCGCCGCCCCTACTTACCTACCGAAACCAGTTACTAGGATAAACAAGATGACACCCGAAGCCAAAGTCAAAAAGAAAGTTGTTGCCATACTCAACGATCACGGGGCATATTACTTCTACCCTGTGACGGGGGGCTACGGGCATAGTGGGGTGCCTGACATAGTAGCGTGCCATGGTGGGCGATTTATTGGTATCGAATGTAAAGCTGGGAAGAACAAACCTACAGCATTGCAGGAAAAGAACTTGCAGGACATCAGCCGTTCGGGTGGCGAAGCTATGGTCATAAACGAAGATAACATTACTGAAGTGGAGGATTGGTTAGCATGGAACAGCTTAGGCGGAGTAGGTCTTTAAAGATACCGCACGTAGACACCTATCAAGGTGCGTATCGTTTGGCTTGGCTCAAGCAAAACAAAAAGGATGCAGTCAATAAGAACTGTGTGTTGTTCGCTAATAAGAAAATAGTAGACGCTCAATATAAGAACGCCAAAAAAGGTGCGGTGAGATTAGAGAAGAGAAAGGCAATGCCAGAGCGAGTTAAGATAATCAACAGAATGTTGAAAAACGATATGACCCAAATAACAATCGCAAGCATATTAGGCATTAGTCAAAATGTAGTAAGCAAAGCGAAGTCAAGATACAGCTTGCCTACGCAAGAAACATAACAAGGGAGAAGAAGATGGGTGAACGCAATATAGAAGACATGCTGAACGAGGTGTTCAGAAAAGTTTTTAAAGAACAGCGGGGGTAGGATGGAACTTTTCACTGCACTGCTAATCTACTACCCGCTTCAAGGTAACGATGTCGTCAGCGAGATTTGGTTTGAGAGCTACGCTAAATGTGAGAGGGTTCTCAGGTCAGAAGCATTAGAAATAATCTATGACAGCCCACGAGACATTCACATATCATGCGAAAGTTCAGATGTAATAAGCAAAACATTGCGTCCGAAGGCAAGACCTAATGGGTGATGAAGCATTAAACCCTGCGCAAAAAGCAGAGTATCGGTTTCTAAAACAGGAGACAGATAAGTACGAGCGCGAAGTTAATCGCGTCAACCAACATCCTGACGTACAGCAAGACTTGTATCGTGCAAGGAGAGAGCTACGAGAGTTTACCGCAAAACTGCGGGAACAAGGCATTAACATATAATGGAGAGTAACATGGTTAAGAAGAAAAAAGCTGACAAGGTCTGGGCGTATAAAGTCAAGCATCCACAGGCCACAACGCGGGAAGTCGCAACGGCTACTGGAGCGTCTTATAACTACGTGCATAAGCTAATGAGCAAGATCAGCACACCAAAAGAAGTATTGGATGCGGATTTAAACCCAGTGGGTACGTGGACAACGCGTAGCTGGAAATCACGCGGTGACATCTTGGACACCGCCAAGGATTATGTCACGAAAGATCGGGCCTCTGATCACGGTGATATGGAAAGTAATTTCCAAACGATAAGTGAGTATTGGTCTGTCCATCTAGGCACTGAAGTAAGTGCTACCGATGTCTCTGTTATGATGACGCTACTAAAGGTGGCGCGTATAAAATCCAACGCAAATAATATGGATAACTGGATTGATGCCGCAGGTTACATGGCCTGTGGTGGTGAGATAGCGAGCAAGTAATGGACGTATACACGCTAGATTTCGAGACGTACTACGACCAGAAATATTCGTTGTCCAAGGTCACGACCGAAGAATATGTACGTGATCCGCGCTTTGAAGTAATCGGTCTTGCGATCAAGAAGAACGATAGGTCTACTAAGTACGTTAACGATCCAGCGTTAATAAAGCGTCTGCTATCACACATAGACTTCTCTAGTAGCGCCATCCTATGTCACAATACGATGTTCGATGGTGCTATACTGAGTTGGCGTTACGGGGTTAATCCGAAAGTATGGTTTGATACTATGTGCATGGCCCGTGCGTTACACGGCGTAGAAACAAGCGTGTCTCTAAAAGCTACAGCAGAACGGTACGGTGTCGGCGTTAAAGGCAACGAAGTAAACAATGCTAAAGGCAAGCACCGTGCCGATTTCACTGTGGAAGAGGCGGCTAAGTACGGTGAGTATGCCAAGAACGATGTAGAGTTGACATACAAGTTGTTTAGGATGATGGGCGGTAAGTTCCCCCGTCAAGAGTTAAAGATAATCGACCTTACATTACGCATGTTCATCAACCCTGTCTTGGATCTAGACCTTGGGTTGTTGGAGCAGCACCTTGAGGACACCCGTGACCGCAAGCACAAGTTGTTGGTGGACGCTGGGATAGAGGACAAGAAAGACCTTATGTCTAATATAAAGTTTGCTGACATGCTGAGAGGGCTAGGTGTAGAACCTCCTATGAAGGTAAGCCCCACCACAGGCAAGGATACTTACGCCTTTGCAAAGTCAGACGAGGACTTTAAAGCACTGCAAGAACACGAGGATGACAGGGTCCAATCTCTAGTAGCGGCACGTTTGGGTAGCAAAAGTACCTTAGAGGAGACACGCACAGAGAGGTTTATAGGCATATATAAACGTGGCCTGCTTCCGGTCCCAGTTAGATACTACGCCGCACACACAGGTCGTTGGGGTGGGTCCGACAAGATCAACTTACAAAACCTTCCAAGCCGTGGGAAGAACGGGAAGAAATTAAAGAAGGCTATCGTTGCTCCCGAAGGACACACAGTTGTCGAAGCCGATAGCTCACAGATCGAAGCAAGGGTCTTAGCGTGGTTCACGGGACAGGATGACCTGACCTCTGCATTTGCCAGAGGGGAAGATGTATACATAAAGATGGCGGCACGTATCTACGGTTGCAAAGAAGAAAACGTTACAAAAGATCAGCGGTTCGTTGGGAAGACTACGATCCTCGGTGCTGGGTATGGCATGGGTGCCGAGAAGTTTGGCGTGCAGTTAAAGACGTTTGGGTATGAGGTATCAACTGATGAAGCTCGTCGGATCATAGACATATACCGGGATGCGAATTATAAAATTAGTCAAGGATGGCGCGATGCGAACTACATGGTGCAGAAGCTTGCCAGTAACCGGGCAGTTAAGTTCGGGCGTAAAGGTATCATCCAAGTAGACGCCGCTAACCAAGCACTGATTGTGCCGAGCGGCCTAAGAATTTTCTACGATGAGTTATACGGGGAGCAAGCCGAAAAAGGTTTGGAGTATAGCTACAAAACTCGTAGAGGACGCACCAAAATATACGGCGGCAAAGTCATAGAGAATGTATGCCAAGCCATAGCACGTTGTATTATAGGCGAACAAATGCTAAGTATAAGTAAGAAATACCAAGTGGTATTGACTGTTCACGATTCGATTGTGTGCTGTGTTCCCGACGCCGAAGTCGCTGAAGCACAGGCGTTTGTGGAGAGTTGTATGCGGTGGACACCCGACTGGGCCGAGGGGCTACCTGTCGATTGCGAGAGCGGTACGGGCAAATCATATGGGGATTGTGAATGATAAATAGGCGTAGAAAATACATAGACACAGCGTTGTTTGAGAGCACTGTTAGCCGTATAAAAGTTATGGAGGAGGTGTGTCGCGAGACCGGCCTCGGGCCTGATCGGGTTCTCCTAGCTATGATCGGTGCGTCTATTGAAGAACTAACCGCTGCAGTAGATATTCTCGACTCGTCAATAAGCATTGTTGGGCAGTAGAAAATGAGTAAAGCAGGGCCATGGTCATTCAGTCGGATCAAAGCATTCGAGCAATGCCCTAAACAATTCTACCACGAAAAGGTACTCAAGCAGTATCCGTTTAGACCGACTGAGGCCATGCGCTATGGTAGTGATTTTCACAAGGCGTGTGAGAAATACATAGGTGAGGGCACGCCTATCCCTGCTAAGTTTGGTTTCATAAAGCCGACACTCGATTCTTTGAACCGTAAGAAAGGTAAGAAGATCGTCGAGCAGAAGCTAGGGTTGACCGCTGACCTAGAACCGTGCAGCTTCTTTGCCAAAGATGTTTGGTTTCGAGGTATTGTTGACCTTGCAATCATAGACGAGGATACTGGTACGGGTTGGATCATAGACTACAAGACAGGAAAGTCTGCCAAGTACGCCGACAAGGGACAGCTTGAGTTGATGGCACTTACAATATTTAAGCATTACCCAAAGGTTACTAATCTAAAAGCAGGGCTACTCTTTGTAATAGCTAAGAGCCTTGTCAAAGCAGAATATGAAATTGACTTACAGCAAGTTCTTTGGAGCAAATGGTTGTCGAACTATGCTAAACTAGAGAAAGCGTTTGAAGTAGATGTGTGGAACCCCCGCCCGTCAGGACTTTGCAGACGCCACTGCCAAGTAATTGAATGTCCTCATAACGGAGCAAGCTGATGCCATACAAAAACAAGAAACGCCCGTACAAGAAAGAGTACGACCAACAGGTAGAACGTGGCGAACACAAAAATCGCATGGAACGCCAGAAAGCTAGGCGCAAAATGGATAAGACAGGCAAAGATGCCAACAAGAATGGCAAAGCCGACAAGCGGGAAGGCAAGGATATCGCTCACAAGAAACCGCTAAGTAAAGGTGGGACTAACAAGGATGGTGTATCCGTCCAAAGCAAAAAGAAAAACCGCGCGGCTGGCGGTGCTATAAGTAGCCCAAAGAAAAAAAAGTAGTGACTCACTACTACGGAGAACAACATGAAGATTCTACGGGATAAAGCAATACTGCTGAAGGTTCGTAACCCTAAACAGATCACAGCAGTAATCCCTAAAAGTAAGGAATTACCAATGAACAAAGTCGTCGTTAACTGGGGCTTAGAAGAAGCTCATACCCTACGAGGGTTAAATATAAACGTACCGTCACCTATAACTAAACGATACAGTTGGCCGGGACAGTATAGACCCTTCGATCATCAGAAAGACACCTCGTCTTTTATGACTATGAACAAGAAGTCGTTCTGCTTTAACGAGCAGGGTACAGGCAAAACCGCATCGGCTATCTGGGCGGCAGACTATCTTATGTCTCAAGGTAAGATTAAACGTGCGTTAGTAATCTGCCCGCTATCTATAATGGATAGCGCATGGCGTGCAGACTTGTTTTCTTTTGCCATGCACCGCACGGTAGATGTTGCTCACGGTAGCAAAGAGAAGCGTAAGAAGATCATCAACAGCGGGGCAGAGTTTGTAATTATTAACTATGATGGTGTCGAAGTCGTTAGCGAAGAGATTGCTAAGGGTGGTTTTGATCTGTTTATTGTTGACGAAGCAACCCACTACAAAAACGCGCAGACTAAACGATGGAAGACACTGAACAAACTAATCGGCGAGGACGATTGGTTATGGATGATGACGGGTACTCCCGCCGCACAAAGTCCAGTTGATGCTTATGGACTAGCCAAGTTGGTAAACCCTATGGCGGTGCCGAGGTTCTTTGGATCATGGCGTGATATGGTAATGTGGAAGGTAACTCAATTTAGCTACAAACCAAAAGAAAACTCCAAGGATACGGTGTTCCGAGCGTTGCAACCTGCGATCAGGTTTACCAAAGACGAATGCTTAGACCTGCCTGATATGGTCTACACCAAACGCTTTGTCGAGATGACCGCACAGCAGAAGAAGTATTATGATACCCTTCGCAAGAAGATGATTATGGAAGTAGCTGGCGAGTCTGTAACAGCCGCTAACGCTGCAATCAGTATGAACAAGCTACTTCAGATCAGCGCGGGGGCAGTTTACACCGACGACGGTGATTCGGTAGAGTTCGATATTAAAAACCGATACAAAGTCCTTAAAGAAACAATCGACGAGAGCAGTCAAAAGGTTTTAGTGTTTGTTCCGTTTAGGCACACGATAGATATGTTGACAAGCAAGCTGCGAAAAGACGGCGTTACTACCGAGGTCATACGAGGAGATGTCTCTGCATCTAAACGTACTGATATTTTTCGTAGGTTCCAAAGCGACCCTGATCCGAGAGTGCTGGTCATCCAGCCACAATCAGCGGCGCATGGCGTAACGCTTACGGCGGCTAACACAATCGTATGGTGGGGACCAACGTCTTCCCTTGAGACCTACGCACAAGCCAACGCACGTATTCATCGCGCAGGTCAGAAGCATAAATGTACTATAATACAATTAGCTGGGTCTCCTGCGGAGAAACGAATTTATCGCATGTTGGACGAGCGTATTAACATACATACAGCTATGATAGATTTATACAACGAAGTGCTTGACTAGTCACCATAAGACAGTATAAGACACTATATGTCAGTAATGCGCGTATAAAATGGAGAACAGCTATGACAATACCTGTTGAAAAACTTGTTAGTGCTTACACAAAGATACGCGAAAAGCGTACACAAGTATCGGCCAAGTTCAAAGAAGAAGATGGTGTTCTTTCTGAACAGCAAGACAAAATCAAAAGAGCTTTGCTGGACTACTGCAAAGATCAAGGAGTAGACAGCGTGCGTACGGGATCAGGTTTGTTCTATCGTACTGTTAAGCAGCGGTACTGGACAAGTGACTGGGAGTCTATGCACTCGTTTATTATGGACCACAACCTTCCTGACTTTTTTGAAAAGCGTCTCAACCAAACCAATGTACGTCAATTCATAGAAGAGAACCCTGACTTGCTACCTGCGGGGCTAAATGTGGATTCGGAGTACGTTATCTCTGTAAGGAAAAAATGAAATGCTTACCACTGAAACACCTTACTCGAACATTAGGGAAGTTGCAGGGTACTTCAGAGTATCTGTAACAACCATCCGTACTTGGATGCGTAAGGGACTAATACCTGAAAGCAGCTACATCAAAATCGGAGAAGTCTACAGATTTAGGCTCGACGAGGTAGAGGCTTCGGTGACCAATGCTAAGAAACCGAAGAAGCGGAAAAACTAATGCCAGTTACGGCGGTTGACAATAACTATATTGATGGGTCTGGTTTAAACCAAATCACCTTGGGGGGTAGGCGTTTTCGCCAATCCGTTGACGGCGAGTACGTCAACGTAAGTGATGGTCCATTGAATGTAATTATAGTAAACGCCGCAAAGCTGGCCCGTACTTACTATGAAGGTATGTACGATCCAGCAAACCCATCTGCCCCGACATGTTGGTCACCAGATACGCAGATACCATCCAATGATGTTCCGACAGACCAAAAGCAAGCTACTCGCTGTATGGACTGCCAACATAACATCAAAGGTTCAAGCAGCGGTGGGGGCCGCGCTTGCAGGTATTCGCAACGTCTGGCGGTCGTATTGGAAGGGCAGATGGATACAGTTTATCAGATGCGTATCCCCGCTACATCTATTTTTGGCAAAGATCAAAAAGGTGATATGGCTATGCAAGGCTACTCTAAGTACCTACATAGGCATAAAGCTTCATCACTATCGGTGGTTACACAGGTACGTTTTGATGAGGGGTCTGAAACACCTAAACTGTTTTTTAAAGCTGTCCGTGCGCTCAACGAACAAGAACTCAAGAAGGCGCTCGAACAGAAAGGTAGCCGTGCGGCAAGCATGGCTGCGTTACAGACCATGACGGTTCAATTAGAAACCGCAAGGGACAACTCTCCGTTTACAGAAGTAAGCGGTTTTGAATATAACAAAGGAGAAGACTAATGGCAGCAGCCAAACCAATGCTAATCAAAGGCGTCGAAGCTCATTACCCGCGTCTTAATCAGACCTATAAATTTGATAGGAGCGTTCTTCCTAACGGAAAGACAGTGCCTTGTGGTCCTACCGAAGAGAATGCAAAGTACGATACGAAGTTTCGTATGAACGATGCACAGGCAAAAGAATTGTATAACGCCATGAAAGCTGCATACAAGGAAGCAGCCCAATCAAGCTGGCCTGAAATGCCGAAGCATACCGAAGTGTTTGAAAGGGATGCAGATGGTATGTACATTGGCTCTGCTCAACTAAAGGGTCAGTACTCTGGTACGGTTACCGATAAGCCCCTACACGTTGACTCAAAGAACAGAAAACTACCCTCTGACTTTGAACTCACGCATGGCAGTACTGTAAATATAGCAGTGGCTCTTGTACCGTACAACATGACTTCTCATGGTGTATCACTACGGATAAAAGCTGTGCAGGTTATAGCTCTAGCGGTGAAGAAACAACATTCTCCGTTTGATACGCAAGAAGGTTTTTCTCTCGACGAGGATGACCCGTCTGCTATATTTGGGGATGTAGTTGAGTCTGCCCCTGCTGAAGTAGACGAAGTGCCTACACCGAAAAAGGTCGCCAAGAAGAAAGAGGCTGCTCCCTCTACTGAAGAGGCGGACCTTTCATCTATCGTTGACGATTGGGACGACTAACTTAACAGGTAGTCGTTAGTTAACGGTAGATTGCCGTGGTGGGATTTCGTGTCCTTTCTACCCACCACGGCACACTTTGGAGCAGCAACAATGAAAACATTAGAATTTTTAAGGGGGGTACTGAGTAGTGAAGGCCACTACTGCGTGTTCGCCTCTAAAGACGATACCCGTATACAGGAGTTCTACGATACTCTTGAAGAGGTAGAACGCGCGGCCAACAAGTATGCTGCGGAAGGATTAAACACATACTTCGCTCTTAGTACATTTAAAGAGCCGACCAAGAATGCAGGGCGAAAAGCCCAGAACGCGTACGAGTTGAAGTCTCTATTTCTCGACTTGGATGTTGGCTCGTTGAAAGAGTACCCTACGCAGAAGGCGGCGGTGGACGCCCTACGTGCTTTCTGCAAGAAGCTTTCCCTGCCTAAACCTATGATGGTCAACAGCGGAAACGGGGTGCATGTGTACTGGCCCCTTACCGAAGCAGTTTCGGCAGAGCAGTGGGTGGTAGAAGCTCAACGGCTAAAGCAAGCATGTGTGGATAACGGCCTTCGTGCTGACCCCGTAGTCACTGCTAACCTTGCGCAAGTCCTACGTGTCCCCGGTACTTATAACTGCAAGAGTGACCCACCCCTACCCGTAGAACTGTTTGGCGTTTCTATGCCTGACCCTGTGGTGTTAGAAGATTTTACGTCCAATCTGGGTGTGCTTACGATGCCAGTTACCACGCTTGATCTAGGTACTGACGCACTCTACGAAGCGTACGCAGACAACTCTGAGAATGTTTTTAAGACTATTATAAAGAAGACCGCTGAAGGGCGTGGTTGTGAGCAGCTAAGGTTTATAGCGACGCACCAGTCTGAGGTCAGCGAACCGCTGTGGCGTGCGGGGTTATCTATTGCAAAGTTTTGTATAGATGGGGACGTAGCCGCAAAGAAGATTTCTAGCAAACACCCCGACTACAACGAAGCAGCTATGCGCAAGAAGTTAGATGAGATCAAGGGCCCGTATACTTGCGCACGCTTTGACGAGTTAAACGAAGGCGTCTGTAAAGACTGCTCACTACAAGGCGAGATCAAATCGCCGATTGTGCTGGGTAGGCGTGTTCGAGAGTCCGATGGTGATGTGACAGTACTCGCGTCCGTTGTTAAGGGCGGAGTAAAGAAGTCTGAAAAATTTGACATACCCGAATATCCTGCACCCTATTTCCGTGGCGCAGCGGGGGGCGTGTTCCTACGCAGTAGCAATGCTGATGGGGATATAGAAGAAGACCTTGTTTATCACCACGACATCTACATTACTAGGCGTCTACACGATATTGAACTGGGCGAGACATTGGTGTTTCGTCTGCATTTGCCGAGAGATGGCGTACGTCAATTTAACGTACCACTTGCACAAGTAACCTCTCGTGAGGAATTTCGTAAGTGCATGGCTAAGGAAGGCGTAACCGCACATGGGAAGGCACTAGATAAACTAATGACATATACAACAAAATGGGTAGACGAACTACAACGCACGACTACAGCAGATGAGGCGCATCGCCAATTCGGTTGGGCTGACGATACTATGGAGTCGTTTGTGTTGGGAGACAAGTTAGTCACGGCGACAGACGTAGACTTTAACCCGTCTTCATCGGCCACAGCAGGGCTGATAGATGCATTCGAGCCGAAAGGTACGCGCGAGAAGAACCTTGAGCTGTTGGAGTTCTACAACAAACCGGGGTACGAACTGCACCAGTACGTTGTCGGCGTTGGTTTCGGCTCACCGCTGATGGCAGTCACAGGACTCAACAGTATGTCTATACACCTATATGGTGGTTCGGGTGTTGGTAAAACAACTGCACAGATGGCAGCTATCGGTATCTGGGGTAGCCCTGAAGAACTGATGAACAGCAAAGAGGATACGCACAACGCTCGTATGCTGAGGGGCGAGGTGATGCACAATATCCCGCTGGTGTCTGATGAGATGACGAACGTAAACGGCGAACAGATGTCTGACTACACCTATCAAGTATCCAGTGGGCGACAGAAAAACCGCATGTCCTCTAGTGGTAATACCGAACGCGTTAGGGGTAAGCCTTGGCAACTGCTTGCTCTGAGTTCGGGTAACACGAGCGCATGGGAAATCTTGGGTCGGCATAAGGCAACGCCGAAAGCAGAGATGCTGCGGATGTTTGAGCTAAACGTGAAGATGATGAATTTTACCAAAGGCGACAATACTGCTACTGCCCACCTCATAGAGGACTTTAAGGCGAACTACGGGCATATCGGCATTGAGTACATCCAGTGGGTCATCAACAACAAAGACGAAGTGCGCAAGATCGTAGACTCTGTGCGTATACGCATAGACAAGGCGGCTGGACTTGGCCCAGAGCATCGGTTCTGGACGAACGGTAACGCCGCGATTATCTCTGGTTTGATGATTGCTAAAAAGTTGGGCCTCGTAAACTATGACGTAGCCTTAGTGTACAGATGGATTGTGAGTGAGTTGATTTCTCGTCGCAACTACGTCAGCGATGCAGGGTCATCCGTCACTGAAACACTGAACAACTACTTGTCAGAAAACTACAACAACCTGCTCAAGATCGAAAGCACTGAAGATCAGCGTGGCAGGAATGATAACGTAATAGAGCTTGTGCCTATTGGTGCAAGTCCTCGCGGTACGTTGGTCGCACGCTACGAGCCAGATACCAAGTTGTTGTTCCTGCGTCTCAAGCCGTTCCGAGAGTGGTGTGTTGACCAGCAAATAAACTACCAAGGCGTAGTGGATGACTTGAAAGAAAAGCTAGGAGCCAAGCGCGTTAAGAAACGTCTAACCAAAGGCACGGACTTCAATCTCCCGCCTGACTGGGTGCTAGAGATGAAGTTTGCAGAGATGGAGCAGGGTGACGATGGACCAGAAAGTACTAAAAATTGATGATCTAAATCCTGACGGGCTACGGATCACAATAAATTGGGAAGTTATGGACGTTAAGTCGTCCATCTTCGTACCCTGCATTAATACTGAGAAGGCTAAAGATCAGTTACAGAAGCTTGCGAAGCGTAAAAAATGGGAGTTTGAGGTGCAAATATGCGTAGAAGACAAGAAACTAGGTTTACGTGTATGGAGAACTGTGTGATACGTTAATCATTACGACATTGTTTACAGTGTTGTTCTCCATTGTTATCTTGCCCCGCATATAACCTGTGCGGGGCTTTTTTATTAGAAATCGTATTGGTCTAGGATACTCTGCGACATCTCTGTGGTTGTTACACCCCCGCGCATGTTACTTGTTGTCCTGCCGAAAGATTCGAGAGAACGTTGTTTTGTTTTCACCGTAATCTGTTTTTTACGTGTATCCGCGTCTTGTGGTAGCCCTGCGTTGTACTCTTCAATAAGAAGTTCCACCTTCTGCAACTCGTCTCTATCGCCTTCCCGGATAGCCATGTTACGGCGACGCAGTAGTTTAGTCCTTCTACTGTTTACAGCGTCTTCCCGGCGACGAGCGTTTTTATTTGCTTCAAGCTGCTGGATGTAGGCTTGCGGCGCAAACCCTAGCCCCTGCATGACTACGTTGTATGGGTTGATGTCCTCAATAATTGGGTCACCACGACGTGTTGTTGCGCCTTCTGTAGCAAAACGTAAAGATTTAAGGCCGTTCCTGATTGACGCAGGGGCCATGGATTCGATACCGCGTTGCACCTCTCCATCGTATATATCTTTAACGCCGCGTTCTACGCTTAATCCTACACCAATAACTGGACCCCCAAGCTGCTCAATTAATGTCCACAAATTACTTTGATCTTTGTCGATGATCGGGGAGCGATACAGCAAGCTGTTCAGCGAGATGCGGTTAGCTAAATCTACGCCTAGTATCTCGTTGGAAAGCCCACCATATATACCTTCGCCAACAAACTTACGTGTCATTGCTTCAAAGTCGTCTTCGTCATCATCTGCAAACATGTTGTATATTGCACCGATACCGCCCATCAAAGGCATACCGCCAAGACCTGCGAACAGACCAGTTGAAATTAGGAAGTTACGCCCCGCCGCACGAGCCACTGGATCACCTTTGGCAGATTCCTGCGCCAACTTAGCCATCATATAGTATTTACTGATTGCAAAGCGTTTAAAGAGGAACAAGATGTTACCGATTGCCCCTTGCGCCACAATTGGACGCCCCGCCGCCGCTGTAGAACCAAGAGTAAACTCTGTGGTGTTTATAGCTTCTTGCGCCGCTTCACGATAGTCAGCGTCAGTAAGGGGTGATCCTTTTTCACGCTGCATTTTCTGGACCTCTAACACGTAAGAAGCGGTAAGCGTTGTCTCACGGTTAAAGCGTTCTGAGTGATGAAACATAAAACTAGAATACTTATTAAAAGTTTCTAAGGGCGCATCGCGTCCTATCTCCAAATTCTCCTGCGTCATGGACTGATTGAACTGCCCTTGGTCTATGCCCATAGCTATAAGGATATCAGCACGGACATTACGCAGTATCTCAGGTAAGCTATTTAGGTCATAGTTAGAGATAGATTTGCCAGCCGCACCCATATTTATTTCTTGCGGGATAAGTTGGCCGTCTGCATCTTTAACCATTATGGTACGCTTACTGGGCGCACCTGCAAACAGTTTAGTAGCCGCTCCAAATGCACGAGCCGTTGGACCTACTTTATGTTTACCTGCAATGACAGGCATAGCACTCATGGCAACGTCAAAGAATGTAATCGCCGCTGACGAGAAGTTAAGCCCCATCGTAAAGCCAAACCCCAAGCTGTTTACCACTTGTGAGTAGCGAGGTACGTTAGGGCTTTGCGCGAACTTAGCGACCTGGTCTAGCTTTTCAGCCATCATAGCTGTACGGGGATCAGTCTTATATGTCGGCCCTTCTGTACCGCTGATCGGCCCCGCTAGTTTAGCGCGAAACTTTTCAATCTCCGCTGCGGACTTTAGCTGCACAAGTTGACGGTTTAGATCACGACCTTTTTCTTTGAGCATTGTAAAGGCGTCGAACTCCATACCACCCATACCTGTCGGTGTAGTGTCACCAAGGAAACCCCGTACACCTTTATTATTTGCGCCTTTACGGCGGCGGAAGTTCTGCATGAACGAACGCTCTGGCATTGCGTCTAGTGATAGATCAACAATTGCCTGCATGGCTTCTTTGTATTCTTGCTCTGAAGAAAATGACTCCTTGCGCAGTGCCACTGTGTTCAGGATATTACGGACAAAGCTACTTGATGGAGCTTTGTCGAAGTTCATAGGGTTAGTCGAGGAAGTTATTTCTGCATCGACATCGACATCTGCAATAGCTGCGCGAGCTTGCTCCGCTTTACGCAGCGTGGGGTAATACTCTACAAATTGCTCCATATTACCCTTGTCTGGGTCAGGCGCGTTATAGACTAAACGATACCCTCCTTTACGTTGCAGTGGGAAGTAAGGGCGGATGATCCCAGAATCTGCCTGTAGCAACTTTCGTAGGGCTTCAAAGGCGCTCTTCTTAGCCTCTGCATCGGGGATCGTGGCGTCCAACCGTGCGTCTAACGCAGCGATAATATCGTCATAAGTGTCTTGGAAGTAGTTGCGCATCTGCCCATAAAACGCCTTACCTTGTGCGTCGAGCTTACTGTATTCTGCAAACAACTCATCGTATTCGGCAGAGCGTTCCTTGTCGTCACGAATAGTTTTCATGTACTTAGCATCGTTACCCCGTGACGGATCAATCTTTAAGTAAGTACTGCGCGGGATGATGTTGTTTAGTACAGCAGACATACCTTTATTTTTACGCTGCCATTTATGGAGATTGTTCAGCATAGAATCTAACAGTTCAGACTTCTGCCGCAACGCCCCACTCTGCTTATTTATAAGCATGTTAAGTTCTCTAGCGAACGGAATGTATTTAACCGCTATATCTGTCAAGATGTTTACGGGTAATGTATTTAATACCCAGCTTTTTGCTTTTACACTAACGCCTTCGTTAAATATAACATCTGCGTAGTCTTTAACTTTTTCAGGCGCAAGGTTCGCTGCTTTACTGAGTAGCTGCGAAGACCCTTTCTTAGTACCTGCCATCAACAACATATTCGGCGCTGCCCGTGTGGCAGGTGATGAAGCCAGCATACCATCTATAAGGCCATCGACTTCAGTCAGTGCTGAAGGGGAGGGAGACAAACCTAGTATCTTACGCACGACACGTTTAATGGCACCTGTAAACTTCTCCCAGCCTGACATCTTGCCGCCATCTACCTTCGTCAGAGCTAACGCACTCTGGAACTCAGGATTACTGAAGGCTTCTGCTACAAACTCGTCGAGATTACGGGTGCCGTATACTTCGCCGAATTGCTCGCGCACTGCGTCAAGCAGAGTTTGTAGCTGTTTAACTTCTGGTAAGGAGGGATTTGCTATAGCCGCCGAAGTAGCCGCGTGAGTCATCTCGTGCAAGACAGTATGCACGTTCATCCCGTTGTTAGCATCGATGTAAATTGTATTTGTTTCGGGTTCAAACATACCAGCAGCTTTGCGCCCCGTCATCTGAGACAGATCGTCAACCACTTGCACCTGTGTCGTGCCGAGAACTCTACCGAGCTTGGCTGCGATCTCACGGATACGGTCTACTTGGCTTGTGGCCGCAATAGCGTTGAGGGCGAACTGTAGATCACCACGTTGTAGTGCGTTACGGATGCTGGGCAGCAGAGCTTGATCCAAACCATGCATAGGGTCGATAAGTAAGAAACCCATTTCACTTTGAGTGTACGCGAGATTATCGTAGAACTCTTGTGCGTCTACTTTTGTTAGTAGCTGGCCCTCGTTTTGCTCATCTGCGTAGACATACACAATACCTTTTTTATCAGTAAACGTATATGTGTCTTCCGCAGTCGTTTCGTTGCTACGAACTTTGCGCCGTTTAAATTTGATTCCCGCTAAGAAAGACTCAAACGCTGTCTGACCTTTGATTGGTTTAATTGTGCCTATTGGTCCTCTGCCACGCATTTCCTGTCCTAGCACGGCGGGTTCTTTAGCTTGCAGGTTTAAACCGTCAAGTTCGCGGTTCATCTGCTTTGCAAGCACCGCGTCTTCTTTCTGCTGGATACCTTTCATAGCCTTTACCATTCCAATGACCATATCGGATGGGTTTGCTTTAGTAGTATCCCGCTTTGCTAGTACAGCCGCGTCTCGTGCAAAAGTTCTAGCAGGCTCAGACATGTTATCAAACACCCATTTGCGTGCATCCATAGCTGACTTTTGGGTCATGCCTTTGTAGAATACGAACTGTTCAGGGGTGTAGTTTTTCTTTCTAGATTGCGTTTCGCCTTGCGCACTAGCTGCGCCTATTTCATCAAGCGCGTCAACAGGTCTACGGAACCGACTAAAGTATATTTTAGCAGCTTTGCCCTGCTCGTCGAGATCACTGTCTTTGGTGTTAATAAGCTCGATAACTCCTTCTTTGTCTACCGCAGTAGTGACTTCGGCAACATCTCGTGGGTTTACTTGAGTGTCTTGATATTTTCGCACTCCAGCTCGCCGAGTGGCTTCTCTCTCGGCTAGTTCAACAGCCTTTTCTTTGGACAGCCCGCTTACAACTTCTGGCTCTGGGTCTGACTCATAAATACGATTTAGCTCTGCTTGCGCCCTTGCATCTTGCGCAGCTTCGGCTTCTTGGAGTTGGGCCTGTGGTACAACCGCGCCTTGGACTGGCGCTTGAACTGGCGCTGGACCCATAGGAGGAGCAAGATTACCTGGACCTCCACCCGTAACTCTTCCCGGTGCTGCGTTACGCCCGTCGTCAGGAGCAGCTTGTAGATCAGCTTGTGGTACAGCTTGTGGTACAGCTTGTGGTACAGCTTGTGGTACAGCTTGTGGATCAGCTTGTGGTACAGCTTGTGGTACAGCTTGTGGTACAGCTTGTGGTACAGCTTGTGGATCAGCTTGTGGTACAGCTTGTGGTACATCCACAGGCGTAGCGGTAGCGACCTCGGCTTGCTTCTCTAATTCGACTACTTCTTCGGGTGTTACTTCAGCTACTTCTTCGGGTATTACTTCAGCTACTGGGTCTACTAATGTATCGGGCTGTACTCTCGCTGCCAGTTCAGGTGGTTGAGCAAGAGACACACCTCCTCCCACTGTTCCTTCGATAGGTGTTGAAGTCTCGTCGGGATTGATGTTTCCAATTCCCGGTCCTCCACTTGCAGCCACGCCTGATCCACCACCTGCAACGCCGCTTCCAAGTCCTGCTGGTTCAGATTTAACGAATTGTCCTTTAGCATATGTATAACCCCTCTCTGCCATCGCAGATTTTACAGTGTCCGCTTTGACCCCTTTGTTGTTTACATACCCAGTAATTCGTTCAAGGACAGCGGGATCACTAATAGGTTTGTTGCTTAGTTTACTTGACTTCGCGGCTTTACTTAACGGTGATTCCCCTCCCAATACACCAAATACTTTAGATACAAAGTCTGGCGTAAATGTATCTTGCGCCGCCTCAACGGTTTCGAGGTTCTCTACCTCTATTTCCTTACCAGTCTCCTCGCTCCTCTTCGCAGCGGCGCGGTCTTCTTCTACTACAGGTTCAAGGCCCGGTAAGTATTCTTGAGTTTTGTCTTCGGCTTTCTTAACAGCCTTGGCTTCGGCGCGTGTCGCCTCACCTTTGAGGTTAACTTCTTCTTTAACCAAAGCTGCGCTTGGCGTAGCTGCATTTGTCGCTACCTCCGCCGAATCTGCCGCCTGTTGGTCGTTTGTCTGTTCCGCTTTGCCTTTAAGTGGCTCAGGGTCGGCGGCGTTCCGCGCTTCGGTTTCCAGCGCCGCGTTAGCTTGATCCCCTACCGCCGTCTCTACCGCATTCTCAATAGCTTGCGTAGTATCTGTTTCGTCTGTGATATCTGTTTCGTCTGGGGTATCTCTACGCTCGCCGAATGATCCGATTGTAGCACGCGTACCACCACCGATTAGGCCACCTGCAATAGCTGCTTCACGATACTCTGCAATGGCGTCATCGCTATCAACTTCTAGGCCAGCTTGCGCTCGCTCCATCATCTGTTGGCCGACTTCGGTCAAACTTTCAGTTGTAGCACCGCCCCCTGCACGGCTGACTGTACGCGTAAAGATTGATTTACCAATAGGCTTTAATACACTACCCAGCAACAACTTATCAGACACACCCTCAAGTATGGCTTGGCCGAATGTGGCGGTCAGCGCATCACTTATATCGACACGGGCTTTCTTACCCGAAGCGACTTCGTCCTCTTGACGTTGAATGTTGTTACCAAACAAGATCGGTGCGGTTACAAGAGCAGCGGCACCTGCACCTACAACGAAGGGCGCAGCTACACCAGCGGCACCTGCTATAACGGGCGCAGCAACGGCGGCTCCGAGACCAAGACCAAGCTGTGGAATCTGCTCACCAACAACTTCACCTGCGTAGGTTAACGCCGAGCCAAACCCATCAACGTCAGTAGATTGCATACGCTCTGGCTGCTCAAGAAGCAATTCGCCTAGCTCTTGACGACTACGTTCTTCTAAGCCCTGCCCGTAGTTTGCAAGGAATCCAAGACCTGACTGTTCGCCAGCGGTTCCGAGCGTCTCACCAAAAGCCTGTTTGATCTGTTTCTTGCCACGTTCATAGCCACGACCAATGGCAGTGCCGTCATCAGGCGCTTCAAACTCTTCACCAAAAACATTTTCGTATTTTTCAGCGTACCCTACACGTTCTTGAGCGAGAATGTTCTGTATTTCAGAAAAATCTTCGTTGGATGGGGCTTCCCCTGCGTGGTTAAATTTATAGCTACGTCCCGTTTGAGGATCGGTATATTGATAAACGCCCATCGTGTTTTACCCTACTTTTGCTGAAGATAGATTAAACTCTCCTGCACCACTACCTGCACCGCCGCCCGCTGCATCTATAAGCATCTGACCTTTTTTGATAAGACCTTGAGCTACCGAAGCTACGTCAGCATTACCTTGAGCATTTTCGAGCATAGAATTACCTTCTTTCAGTAAGTCAACACCGCGAGACAACATCTGATTAAGCGTTAAGTTACTCCCTTTAGCCCCACTACTTCTTGCTCTCTGCTGGGCTATATCCAGTTGAGTTTGCAGTTTGAGCATGTCGGTCTCGAAATCTTGTGCGCCCTTCTTAGATGCACCCAAAGCTTTTAACCCTGCTTGACCCCCTTCACCTACTGCGCCTAGTAGCGTAGGAGACTTAGAACTCATTATCTGGAACCCAGCTTGGGCGAGCGCCATCCATTTATCTGATTCGGATTGCTTCTGACGTTCCGAAAGCATTGTAGCAATGCGCGAATCTAGTGAACCAAAACCTGCACCGCTTGCGCCGCCAGAAGTTTGTTTAGTTGCAACTGCATTGTCAGATGATTTTTTAGGTTTGGGTGGGAGTAGCGAGGCAATCCCGCCTTCCCCTTCGCTAGGTATCGAAAGTGGTTCCCCTGTGTCCATATCGCCAATGGTAGGTACAGCCTTTGCACCACCTATCAAATCATTAAGTACCTCTTCTCGCCTTGCCTCTGCGGCGTCGGCCTCGGCGTTATCATTTACGATCTCTTCGACGTTGGCAGCAGCTTGTTCTGGGGTTGTAAGCCCTAAACCGGGAGCAACGTACTGTTCATATCCTTGTCTAAGTATTGAGGGAATACTGCTAAGAAACTCACCAGTGTCAGTTTGAGCTTCTCCAAGTTGCAACTGCCTTACTAATCCTTCTTTCTTTCGAGTTAAAATACCAGACAAAATCTCACTAGTGTTAGGGTCAGCGAGTTGTGCGTTAATACTTGCAATTTCTGCTTGTAGCTTTTGAGTGGGGGATTCAATTGAACCGGGGGGTAAAAGCCCATCCATACTAGGGACGAACATATCATTAATTCCACTTTTTAATCTACCAACTTCGGTAGTTACAAAATCTTCAAGGCCACCCGCTATTCGTGGTTCAGGGATTTCATTTACGTCTATCATGCGCTTAACTTCGGCCTGCCTAGCAGCCTCAACCTGTTCAGGAGTTAGCCTTTCTTCGTCGGCAGTTTTCGCAAGGTCGTCTTTTCTTTGCTCGTCAGCCCTAGCAGTAGCCGCCAAGAGGTTAGACACATTATCTATCTCTTCGGGTGTCTCTTCTTCATACCGAAGCATGTCGTAGATGTTGCCACCAAGTACATCACCGTACACGTCTTCTTTTGGAGTAGACAAATCGCTGGACCTATAGTCTGACGCTCTTCTATTTAGCCTATCCATTGCAGTCGGCTTACCCACCGATCCAAAAGAAGACAAGAAGTCGTTCCGCTGCTCATCATTGCCTCGGGTATTAAACAATCCATCTAGTCCATCTATTATACCAGAAGAATTTGGGTCCGCCAGTGCAGCGCGTCTTCTATCAGTTTCTGAAGTGTATATATCTTCATTAGGTTCTAGCCCTATCATACGCTCCATCATGTCTTGCCGATTATTAGCGTCAACAATCTGCTGATATGTAGAATCCATCTCGCTTGAAGGTTGAGGCAAAGTTTGTTGTTGTAGTAATGCGGGTAGAGATGTTTCATCCCCTGCGGTGAAACCTGAACCGCCATCGAAGGAAGTGTCAAAACTAGGGACTGCAAGAGTTGGAGTTTCTGTGATCACATCGGCAATGCTAGGGACACCGCCCGCTGATGTCGCGTTTATATATTCAACAGGAGAACCCTCAGAGAAAATTGGATCTTCTTGTCCAGCCATGTCACTACCTAGATACGCCCCTCTCTCTGCTAAATTTGCCTGTGATGCGTCCATCGATTGTTGTATACGATCTGGCTGACTGGCGTCTAACTCCGCGAGCGCACGTCTAACCGATCTGGCCGTCGGATCATTAAACATACTTGACTCTGCTTGACCTGACTCAAACCCTGTCATCGTATTAAAAAAGTTTTTCTTTCTTGGTGCTTCAAGCTCCTCAAGAGGACTTATTTCTGATTCTGAAGCAGTCTGCTGAAATAGTTGTGCATATTGCAATAGCTTTTCATCATCGTCTTTAACCATCTCATAAATATTTGGGTGATTTACTTTTAATGAAGCAATAGCGCCTAAAGTTCCACCAGACATACCGCCATTAGCAAACCGCACGACCCCACCATCAGACATCATCTGTGGTTGAGGTGCTTGCGTTGGCTGTACTGGCGTAGCCTGAGCTATACCTGTATCTTGTGCCATGTTTGTCTTCGGTGTCATAGCACGAGACATCTGCATGATACCTTCTTGAGGCACTCCTGCACCTGTTATAGTCTCTTCTGCAACGGTCTTCATGTCAGAGTTTTGCTGACGCTGATAATCCTCACGCATCTGCTTACGGCGTTTAAGCTCACCTAAGATAAGGAATTGAGGCGCATTACCAGTTGGCTGCTGGAACTCCTGCATCAGAGCGTTCTCTGCAAGGTTCTTTAAGTTGTCTTGGATATCTATTATGTTCATGATGTAAGACCCTTATAAAGACCAAGCCCTGATATACCTGCACCAAGAGCTTGCTGCGCAGGATTATAAGAAGCAAACCTTTGCTCATTCACATTGGGAGTTACTGGGACACCGCGCAAGATACCTGCCATCTGCTGGTACTGTGACATTGGGTAATCACGTTGGCGAATAAAGTCTTCATACGACATATCGAGACGCGCTTGATCTTCTGCGCGAATATCACGACCAGTAGCTTCGAGTAGCTGTGCGCCCTGAATGTCAGCAGCACGTTGTTGCTGCCCTAACCCTGCAAGACCTGAACCCAGCCCAGCTAGATTGCTTGCTCCAGAACCTATAGCTTGATAGGCAGCGAGACCTTGACCTGCGCCGAATTGACGGGATGCTTCTCTTGCTTGCTGTGTTCTTGCAGCTTCGCTAACATCTATGCCTTGAGTTCTGGCAAGTTCTCCAGCTTCGGATTGTTGGATACGCGCCATCTCACTGGCTGTTAAACCTTGCGCTCTACCAAGTTCACCTACTCTGCTAGATTGAACTCTAGCAAGCTCGTTAGCTGTCATGCCTTGCGCTCTGCCAAGCTCTCCTACCCTACTAGATTGGACCCTGCCAGCTTCTTGCTGCATGATACTATCCATGCGAGCGTTCTCGGACGCCTCTGCTTGTTGAACTCTTCCCATTTCCATACGAAGGAAATCATCTAAGCGAGCTTGCTCGTTAGCTCTTGCGGCCTGTGTTCTAGCTGCTTCCTGCTGGTACATATTATCCATACGAGCGTTCTCGCCCACACGACCAGCTTGTGTTCTGCCCATCTCACCAGCCATACCAGCTTGCGTACGTGCAAGTTCTGCTGTGTTTGCAGCCTGTACTCTGGCTGCTTCTGCTGCTTCCATGTTTCCAGAACGTGCATACTCATCTGCTTGACGGAACTCACGTTGTGACTGCTCTTGCATTCTAAGTGCATCGACACGACCTTGCTCTGACGCAAGACCTGATTGAACCCTGCCGAACTCACCAACTTGCATACCAAGCTGACGTTCTTGTGCAGCACGATCACGCTCAAATTGCTGCGCTGACTGCTCAAATGCAGACTGAGTGCCAGAAGCACCAATACTTCTAAGCCTGTCTTGTAGTGATTCCTCGGCTAAAGATTCTTGTACTGCTTGCCTTGATCCACCAAATGCACCAGCTTGTACTGCTGCTGCGTCACGGCTTGCACCCTGTCTTTCAAAGTCTTGTATAGCTTGAGACTTCTGATCTGCTACAACAGCGTCCATGTAGGGTGACATGTATCTGTTAGCCTCGGCAGTGCCGAACTGACGTGTAGGATCAAAGCCGAAGCCGCTGTAGTTAAAGTCATCTCTCACACCAAAGTTACTAAACTCTGATGGGTTTCTAAAGTCATATTGATTAAACTGTCCAGACGGAGAGAAGTTAGCCATCTGGTATTCGTTCATCATAGAGTTAGGGTCTACTGACTGGAACTCGTCCATCATAGAGTTTGCTTGAGCTTGCTCAAAACCTGAGTATTGATTTGGGTCGAACGCTTGGAACTCATTAGCAAAGTCAGAGGTATCAGACATACTAAATTGATTAGCAAAGTCAGAGGTATCAGCAGCTTGAAATCCAGAGTAAGGGTCTACCGATTGGGCATCAAACTGACCAGTATTGTAGTTAGCTAGACCACGTAGGCCACCTAGTGCTTCCGCCTGCATGTCCATACCAGCTTGGGCAGCGGCTTGAGCTTGAGGCATTCCAGCAATACCAGACTGAGCAATACCTCGCGTCATAGCGCGAGAACCCATGATATCCCCGTACATATCAGATGACGCTATGCGCTCACCTTGGTAGGGCATGTAGGTACTCTCTTGCTCGAAACCAGTTATGTTCTGATCATCGTCGTAAATAGGGCGACTAAGATCGTCCTGATAAGGCTGCGTCGAATCTTCGGCACCCTGCAACATCCTGCGAAAGTACGGGTCAGCGTACTCAGGTAAATTAGTTTGACGGATGGTGCTTTCCGTTGGTGCCTGCGAACTGCCTTTGCCCATATTATAACTCCATTCGGTACGCTATATACTCAGGGTAGAAACCGTATTTCTTTAACGATCTACCCCAACCTTTTCTGCCGTAGCCCTCTAGATGACTACATTCTAACTCATTTCCGTACTTACGCATAGTGTCGATCAACTGATCTTCCCATTCTTTCATGCGCGTTCCGCCTACCCAATCCAAGGCCAATGCTTTCCGTTGAGGGTATACGATAAGTCTTGTGGTAAATGCAGCTATAAGACTGTCATCTTCATCCATTACAACCCAAAGAACATAAGTGCCATTAAGTACTCCGCTCAAGACATCAATCATCTCTGCTTTGTCTTTAACTGTGGCTACGCTCTTCTTTAGTATACTTTCAACATCCTTCCATACTTGCCTTACCGCCTCTGAAGGCACCAAGCTGACTCTCAATTATCCCACCATTTGTTGGAGTTTCTCCGGAGCTTCCTCTTCAGCGCGGTTAACAACATCAAGGAACCCACCACCATATGCCTTCTCAAGCGCATCAGTTGTGTTCTTCCTCAAAACAAATTCCCCATCAGACAAGAGTACATCTTGCTCCCCTTCAAGTGTCGCAGGAACCATGTCGTCTACACCCGAACCATCGCCGGGGCCACGCACCATACCTTTGTCACCTTCTTCAAAACGCTGCACAGTCTCATCTAACTCTCCCGACTGTACGCGCCCGACAAGATCACGTAGTGCGTCCTCGCCGTATTTCTGAACAAACATTGCCAGAACAATTTCTGGCTGCTCAGACATTCCTTTAATAGCTTCTATGGCACTGACAATAACATCTTTTTCGTTCATGCCACTCTGTGCCATCATTTGATCTGCTTCAGCTTCACCACCTTCAGCCATTCGACGTAGACCCATTAGGCCACCATCTGCATAAGTATAGGGGGGCTTAACCTCAGAACCATCTGCTCTTGGCGGTCTTTGATATTGGAAGTACGAACCCTCTCCACCACCAGAAGCGTAAGGATTAGGGTTATAAGTCCTGCGCATTGGATTCGGCATCGGCACTGTAGTGTCGCCTTTTGCTTTTTCCGCCGCTCTTTTCTTAGCTTCCTGCTCCATCAACTGAGCATCGGTCATGGTTTGCGCCATGTAACCGGGCATAAACCCTTGTTGAGCAGCGTTGAAAGCGCCACCTTTAGTAGCTGGATTAGTGGCGTTAGCTGTATTTACAAACGGAAGAGGGGTATTGGCACCAGTAGCTCCAAGAATCTTTGTGCCTAACTGAGATGAAGGCCCGCTAACAACAGAAGATGCTGGTGCCCCTTTGCTGAAAAGATTATCTATAAATCCAGACTGTGGGGGGACGACAGCGCTAGCAGCGCCACTTTGTATTGCTGCGGGAGCTGCTGAATTAGTCAGACCTCCCATAATCTTACCGCCCAAACCAGCCATTAGCCCAGTTTGTATGCCTTTACCTATATCACCAGTCTGTACGAAACCACCCAAACCAGCCCCTAGTCCAGATAACATTGGAACAGAAAGGCTAGCCATATAACCGCCAAGTGCGCCTGTACCAGCCAGTGCAGGGAGACCCATACTTAATAACAGTGGTAAGACCATAACTATCTCCAGAAGTTCAACTGAACTTTAACACGAAAAATTTAATCCATCAACTCAAAGTGCGGTGCATCAATAAACGGCCTTCGACCCTGTGATCTTCGTAGGTCAACATACTCATTCATCGCTTCTTCAGCAGTGCCTTCGTATTCGCCAAAATCATCTATATGCCAAGCCGCACCCCAGCGTATCTTGACGCCAAGTTCTTTTGCAGTCTCTTTCATAGCATCAGCAATCTCATCATACAGGTTTAGTTCCCATCTGCCGCCATCGATGTAGGCCATTAAATCTACCGCAAAGCCGCCAAG